TGAATAGTTGGCAGGAGTGGGTAGTAGCCTTATTGTTGTTGCTCTGCGCTGTGCGGATTGGAATGAGTATTTATTCTTTTTTTCATAGGGTCAAAGAAAATGATAATCCGTGTGATAGCTGTGCAAGTGGCTGTGAACTAAAGAATTTGTATGATAAGAAGCGTGCAGAGTGTAGTGGAGTGACGAAAAAAAAGAAGAAAAGTTGTTGCGGATAGTTGGTAGTTTCAAAAAAAGTGCTACCTTTGCATCCGCAAACGAGAAATAAAGAGTTCTTGTAAGAACCGGTACCTTGGATGAGTGGCTTAGTCAGCGGTCTGCAAAACCGTGTACGGCAGTTCGAATCTGCCAGGTACCTCCAGTAATGAGAAAAGCTTCGACCAGAAATGGCCGGAGCTTTTGTCGTTTATTGGCTTTCAATACATTAACTACCTTGCCAATTCCCCAAAAAATCGTGCAGTGTAGCCCGATGTGTATCCCGCAATGTTAAAACAATACGATTGTAGCACATGATAAACATAAAAACATACCTTCGTCAATATAAAAACGATACGGCCGGTATCGTATGGATTTCATTTTACGTACAGAGGCAAAAGGTGAATTTCTCTACCAAAGTAGCTGTGTCCTTGAAGAACTGGAACGATAAAAAAGGTATAGTGACTTCCGGTGACAAGCAAGCTGCAGACAAGAATCTGATTATTGAAACCATCCTGGCACGGATTAATAATGTGTTTGTAAAATATCGGCTTCGGGATAAGAAACTGTCGCGTGATCTCTTCTTAAGAGAATACAACCGTCCGAGTGATTATCCTACATTCTTTGATTTCGTCCGGGAGCACATGAAAAAGATTTCGCACCGTACGGAGTTGACCACCCTTCAGACCCACATGAGCGTCATGCGGAAGATAAAGGACTTTAATGCGAATCTGACCTTTGATGACATCACACATGAATGGTTGGATGTTTATTTCGCCCATCTGCGGAAGGGGTTAGAGAACAATGCCAATACGGCTTATAAGAATATGGGGGTATTAAAGAAATATGTATTGGCCGCGTATAAAGCCGGATACATGACCGAGAATCCATTTGAGGACTGGTCTATCAAAAGAATATCCGCCACTTGCGTTTACTTGAATGAGGACGAGTTGAGCAGACTTGTGTCGTTATACAATTCAGGTGAGTTGGATTACAAACTACATAAGACATTGGAGTTTTTTCTGTTTCTGTGCTTCAGCAGCCTGCATGTAGGAGATGCGAAAAAGCTCCAGCTTGAGCAATTTACCGAAGATCATTTCACTTACTTCAGGATGAAGCTCCGCAACAGTAAGCCGGAACCGATTCAGATACCGATTTCTGAACCGCTCCGAAACTTGCTGTTCCGGATTGTAGGTACCAGGAAGAAAGGTCCTTTGTTTGAGGTGATTCAGGCCGATCAAACGATGAATCGTAATCTGAAGGATATTGCCGCCATTGCAGAGATTGATAAACCGATCACTCATAAAGTAGGGAGGCATACTTTTGCGACCATTTATTTGAGGCACACCAAAGACCTTGCGGCGCTGAAGGAGCTTCTGGGACATTCGGACATGAAGGAAACGCTGGTCTATGCGCACGTCATGGATGAGAGTAAGAGGGAAGGTATGCAATGTTTCAATAGCTTCACTCTATAATATAGGGGTAAAAGCCGTACAATCGTGCGGATAATTCATAACATTTTATTTATCAAATAAATGCGGCTGCACCGATTTGTACAAGTTCGTACAAAATGAGGTGCAGCCGCACGAATTTATGCTCTCTCGTACATCACCCAGTAGGGTTGTCCTGCCAAATATTCTACATGGTACCCGGCATCAGCCAGTTGTTTGGCCAGCGCCATCGGAGCGACATCGACAATGTTCGACAGCTCATATACCAGTTCAGCGGTGGTCTTGTAACATTTCTGTGAAGTGGTACCGATGGGTGAATAGTTCTGGCCGATGAAGTTTGCTATGGCTTTCTGCCGTTCGGCTTGTTGCTTCTCCAATTCGTCTCGTTTGTCCGGTTCTTCGTCGTTTTGATAAGAACGGAATCCTATCTTCTTGCTCATTGTGCGCCTCCTTTCTCTTCTTCCGGAGTCAAGCTTCTTATCATGGATGACACAATGCGTAAATCACTTATTACGGATATAATGTCATCAGCACTAACTTCATTGTTGACTTTCAAGTCTAAGATTAATCCAGTAGCTCTATCTATGGTATTGCAACAAGCACCGGCAACGCCATTTTGTAAAATCGAGATGGTTTCGCTGATGGAGGAGGTCAATACGATGTTATTGATTTCGGTATTCATTCTTTGCCTCCTTTCTGTTCCAGCATATTTGCCTTCTCACTGAACTGATAAACGGAACGTACCTTGCAAATATCGAGAAAGAATACCGTGTCCGGGCATCCGCCACTTATGACATGAGCCTCGATACGTATGGTACGGTCATTGTCAATCAGGCTGGCAGTGTATTGCATACGTTTCATCTTGGGGTGTTCGGCATTGATGCGGTTGACCACATCGCCTATTTCATGCTTGAGTGCATCCAGGGAAAGTTCATCCTTGATAAGAACATCTTTATACTTCTCTACATAATCAATAACCTTTTTCCATGCCCGGTTCTTGGGGGAATAGGTCTGCAGATGGTAAACAAAGAACATCATGCTTTGCCTCCTTTCTCATTAAAGGTGATGTTGACTGTCCCACCATTGACATAGATGGAGATGGATTTGTCGCTACGTGCTGCACGGATACGTTTACGTCCGGCGCACAGTTCAATACCCAACTGGGCAAACAGTTCTTGAACCTTCTCTGCGGATACATAGCGTCCGCGGGCGCTTTGGGCTTGTTTTTTCATACTGTTTGATTGTTTAGCGTATAGGCAGAAAAACGGCTGCCATTTCCCGTGTCGCTAAACAATCAAACAGTTGTCACTCCGTAGAGCAAAACAAATTGATAGGAAAGGCAGCCGTATGCATTTGTCAATAAACAAACTTCTACATATCTTCAGTATGGGCATAAAAAAAGCCCATTATGTCATGAGCATTAACCGCGCTCTACGTACATGACTAACATGTTTGATTGTTTAGCACCACAAAGATGAGAGTTTATTTTGGAATGGCAAAAGAAAAGCGGAGATTTTTTGTTTCTCCGCTTTTAATGTCACATTAAAAAGTTATACTGGCAGACAACCCACCTGGTGATGCTGACATTTTCAAGTATTTACCAGCCAACCATTCATAACGCAAACTCGAAGCATACAGAATGACAGCAGCCGCTCCAAAAATGACACTGGTTCCAGCAACAGCCACTTCATAGTCTTCGCTGTTATTAAAGAACCAGATACCTCCACTGACAGCCGCACATGCTAAGGACGCTGTTTTAAATCGGGAAGATTTAATCATCATGTGCCCAGCCTCAAATTGTGGATTCCCCACATCTGTTCTCAATTTTAACGACTGCATAAAAGTCATTGGCTGTTTTTCGGCATTTGGATTCTGCCCATCGACTCTCTCCGGATGTCCTGGAGGTATTTGCCTCTCGGTTGTTTCTGTGTTTCTACGATTTTCACGTCTCATTTCCGGACGTTCTTGTGCTAAAACAGTGTTTGCCACTAAGGACAGAACACAGATTAAAAATAAAACTCGTTTCATATTCAATTATTTATAGAATTTTTGCTTAAAACAATTCGCTATGAACACTTCATATTACAAAATACTCCGTACACTTTTTGGGATAGCAGGCTTGATGTTTGTAGCCGCTGTTTCATACATTTGTTATACTTTAGGGGCATCACTAAAATAACAACCGAAAAGGAATAAATGTATAGCTATGTTGTATAGGGCACTGCAAAGGTGTTAATTCTATTTTACATATCCAAAAATGGAAAATAAAAAAGGCTTCCAACCCGTGGAAGCCCCTCTGTCATTAAAAACCTTACGGCCTCGCGATAGACCGAGAAGTATCTTTCATTATGTCGCCAAGCTCGGATAGAGCTAAAGATAGAGTATTCAGTTCATCAGCGGTGAAGTTGGCTGGTTTGCCGTTTACCGCACTTCCGTTAATCCGTTGATATAGCCATTGGCGTGTTCTGCCAAAATAGTGCTGGGCAATATACGACATAGAAGCGAAAGGCAATACTTTTTCTAAGGTCTGCCTGATTTCTACTGTTTTCACAATGGCTTGGGCTTCATTGATTGATTGCCTGGCACCATCTTGGAACGCCTGCGCAAACGCTTTTTTATCTTCCGGTGAAAGCGTCTGCAGAAAAGCCCTGAAACGTTTCTTATGGTCGGCCAATTCCTCCGGAGTATTGCATTTTACATATTCCGACTTCCATTTTCCCAATTCTTTCTGTACGTCCATAAGCCTAAAAATTATATGTTAGAGAAAAAGTAGCCCCCTCAAGGAGGGCTACCGTTTTCATTCAGCTTGTCTTGTGCATCATTCAAGTCATCGAGACAATCATTGATGCCTTCCTCAAGCTCCTCATCGGAAATCCAATCAGTATTCTGAATGTCATCCCAATAGAGGGAAAAGAAGCTGAGGTCTTTTTTCGCAGCTTCAATCCGAGCCTTTAGCTCTTCTTCTTCAGTCATAAAAAGATCGCGATTCTTAATGACACTGCAAATATAATAACCTTTTGGTAATTACGCAAGGGAAAAAGGAGTTATTTTTGAGAGGCAGATGTCTTTTTAACATTATTATTCTATCCGGTAAAAAGTTCCCTTCAGTACCTTGCTTAATCCATCAACATCTATTTCCGTCTCAATCTTCTCGCACAAATACTGCTTGTTGCCTATAAGAAACACCTTATTCACATCTGGCAGCTTATTGGCTTGGAACTGGATTGTGTAAGGGATATTGGAGTGAAACAGACTGAGTGTCGACAACCGATGTCCGACACTGTCCGGACAAACATTGTTCAAGCTTAGGGAATACGGAAGGAAGTCCGTGAGCTGTGCTCCGGTCTTCTGCTGGTAGTCCGTAAAAGGATAGGCATAATCATAGGCATGTGTCTGACCGCTGTAAGTTACGTTCTGCCGGTTGAACTTACCGGTATTGACAGCCACTTCCATGTGCCCGTTTTTTTCCTGCTTCTCCTTCAGCTCCACGTCACCGTTTATGGCCTCCTGAACATTGAAGCGCTCCTGCTTGGCAACAGTAGCCTGGTAGCCCACCGCGGGTATGTTCAATACCATGGAGGTGTACGGACGGGACAAATCGTAATCAGCTACAGAGCCATACACGCCGACATTGAACTGAATAATTTTAGCCGGGACGATTCCGAGTGAGGTCTCTACATCGGACGATTCCGGGTCACGGATTAAATCCGCATACAAATTGACTTCACGCAGCGTATTCTTATCATTTTCATTGTAGTTGATATAATACCGTTTACCAACAATAAAGATTGTACTTTTCTTGTCACTGTCACCCATTCCGTTGTATGCGGCCAGCATTGCATCGTAAGAATCATATTCTTGTTTGTATGCAGCTTCTATGATGTCCCTTTCAATTCGCAGATAGCCGTCATCCGTATGGGAAGGCAGATTGTAGCCCACATTGCCAGTGCTCAAGTCTTTCTCATTCTTTTCATCTTCAATATCCACAGTGAACTCCCGTAGCAGGGAGGATGCAGGAATTATCTCCTTTCCGGATTCTGTAAAATAATCGTTAAGCCCTACGAGACTCACCACTTTGGTGCGTTCGTTGACCACTGTAACCGCACAAAGGAATTTCTCCAGTTCATCAAAGAATTCGGAAACAGTCCAGTGCGGCAATGCAGCGGCCACCCGGTTGCTGCTTACCGCGCTGCATACATAAACATTCCGCAAGAAATTGTTATCAAAGAAGGAGGTATCGAACGTATAGCCAAAATGCCCCACTATTCTCTTGATGACTGTCAAAAGGTATGGCTGTACACATCGTCGGGCATAATAGGGGCAAAGGGTAAAATTGTTCGTGCCGAACTCATAGATTGCATCGTTCTGAAGATTCTCCCATTTGGCTTCCTGATAGAACACCGGCAACCATACAGCTTCAATGTCGTCCACCGAACCGTAGTAGTTCACCATATTGGCAGGTGGCTGGAAACGGTTCTGATTGTTGTTCGGCCAACTGATTGTACCTAAATCAAGTTCGTCAATATACAGATCATCATTCGTCAGCAGATTAAATTCCGCATTACCCGATACGAGCTGTACCTTAACCAGTGCATCTTCTACTGAGAGTAAAACCGCACTGCCGTAAAGCAGGCATCTGGCGTCAACGATGAGTGTGGCCGGAAGGATAGTCTTTTTTTTCGTCACATCCAGTCTGTTCACGTGCTTGAATATGGCATGATTGGCAGGCATGGGGAGTTCTATGTCCAAGGAGTAATTGGAACTGCGGGTGAAATACGGATTCTCGGAGGTGAACGTAATGTTGAACCCTTCAGGAAGGGCGGCCAATTGCCCGTCAATGTATAATTCTGTCATTGCTTGTTGCGTGATTTATTGTTGTTCAACTTCTGATATTCTTTTTGTGCCTGGTTGATACCCCGTTTGCCGGTAACATAAGTTTCCGCTACCAAAGGGGCATCCAGCCTGTTTTTAAGCTTCCGCAATACGCGGGTACATTCTATCAGCATCGCCACCATAGCCGGGTCATTGGTCGTCGTTGTGGCGCTGGCAGCAGGTGCCTTGGCTGGTACGGTACGTGTACTCTTTCTGGAACCTGCTACAGCCGCTATGTCTTCAGCTGTCAGATTACCAACATTACCGCTACGCTGTGCCACGTCAATGGCGTCGAATATCGGTCGCAGATTCGGGTTGGCCACAGCAAAACGGTTGGCGACAAATTCATTGGAATGTACAATACCTTGCGGCTGATTCCAGTCACCGGACGGAGTAAAGCCGCCGGTGTAGAAATTGGAGATAAGCCCTTTGGCTGTCTCAAATGCGGCAGTTATCAGAGCAATCTCTCCGGCAGCTTTAGCTACACCTACGAAGCCGAGTGAACCTATATTCTTGATGGTGCGTTCGGTAACGGCCATAATCATCATACGTTCCAACGCATCAAGCGACATAGTAAGAATATTCTTCAGGAAGTCCTTGAGAGACACCTCGGAGTCCGTGAAGAATTGCGCCATGGTCTCTCCGAAGCCTTTCGCCAGGTCAGACAGTATGTCAAACTTCTCACGTTCAATCCGTTTTTCTTCTTCAGCATCTTTTTGGGCATCCTTCAGATTACGTTTACGCATCTGTTCACGTACCTGGTTTTTCTTCTCCTCACTGATTGCCGCGTCATTGAGAACCTTATGGTAATATACATCTTGCAGTCTGCGCAGCTCATTGAAATACTCCTCCTCGGAAGTCCTGTTTTCATAATGATACATGGCGGCAGCTTCCACCTGCATTTGGTACTCTTTGTCCAAACGGGAAAACGTCTCTTCTGCCTGCTCCTTACGGCGTTTCTCTTCATCCTTGGCAGACTGTTCATCAAGCCTGCGCAATTCATCACGCGCCTTTATTTCCGCATCAAGTATTTGGTCATTGATACGTTGAATCTCTGAAGGCTCAAGCCCCTTGACCTTCAGCTTATCGTTGAGCAGTTGTATTTCTGCATCCCGCATCTGCTTGTTGTATTCTTCCTGGGTCATCTTATCGTCAGCGAGGTACTTCCGTTTGATGTCAGCGATACGTCGGTAGTAGTCGGCTTCAGCTTGGGCGAACTTGTCTTTGGAAGTGTTGTTTTTATCGCAGGTACAAGGTTTGTTTCCACATATCGGACATTTTCCACCGTCATTGCCTCCGGTGGGATTGTTTTTAGGAGTGTTCGGATTCAATGCTTTCCATTTTTCTTGTACCAGTTTCTTATAACGTGCAGTTAAAGATTCAACAATCTCTTCTTCTTGGGAAATCTTGTTGCGAACATCCTCGCGAGCCATCGACCCCATCGGTGAATTGTCACTCAATGCCGGGGATTTTTGAAGGCGCATCAGGTTGATCCGGTGCTTATCCAGTTCGTCGGCAACCTCTTTTAATTCGATATTGGTTGCTAATACGGCATTATATCGGTCAAGTGCCTCTGTGTTTTCATTGATGATTTTGCCCTCTTTATCAATCTCTGCATTATAATCCGGAATAATAGCCTGCAATTGTACAATTGCCTTTTTACGTTCAAAATTGGAAAGATTATTATTGTGTATTTTGGTGGTCAACTGTTCAATCAGTGATGATTGACGCGCATATTCATCATTTGATTTTTCTGTAATTTTCTCATTGACTTTATTTAGGTCGTAATAAGCTTTGGTGCGTTGTGTCAGTTTGTAGGATGCGGTAGCTGCTGCAAGAACTAATGTAACCAGTAAGCCAATCGGATTGCTGGACATAATAGTCCAAGCTGCTTTCAGCGATTTGGCAGCCAAATCAACGCGCCCGTGTAAAACCTGCACGGCAGCGGCATATAAATAAGTGGCGGTACGTAGTGATTTAAGTAAAACAGAATGTCCTTGCATGAGCATTGATAATTTACGCAAGTTTCCAAATGATGTCACTGTATAACCAGACAATGTATTCATTGATGCGGCATAAGCCAAATTGAGAACTGTCGCAATTTTGGTAAGTGAATTCCAAATAGAATACCATGCTGTAATTATCTTCAGCCGGGTAGCATATACAAGCAATATCGTACTAAGCCACAATACAGTACCACCCCATTTTTTGCACCAGTCAATCAATCCCGGTAAATATTTGAGCACATTGGTCAGCATATTCGTACTCACCGTCAGAGCCGGATTCAACTTCTCGCCAAGGTCAATGGCTGCCAGCTTCATCTTATTACGTGCCTGCTCCAGTTTGGCCTGTGCAGTATCACTGTTTATGGCCGCCTGCTCATACGCCACATTGGTACCGGTGACGGCAGCGGTGAAGTCTTTCACCATCTTCGTGTTCTGAAGGATTACGGATGCGGTATTGTAGCCTTCCTCCCCGAACATTTTTTTGATGGCGCCTGCGTCCATATTCTTGTTCTTCAGATTCTCCAGTGCCTTATCCAACCCGACGATTTTGGGGTTGGTTTCGTCTGCCCCGGTCTGAAGAACCAGAAAGAATTTCTTCAATCCCGTTCCGGCCACTTCATCCTTTATACCCCGATAGGCAAGCGTTTCAATCAATGCGACCGTCTGTTCAATGGGAACATTGGCCGAAGCCGCTGCGGTACCTGCATTCCGGATAGCCTTTGCCTGGCTTGCAATATTGGCGGAACCTGCCTGGGAGCCGGCAGCCAATACATTGGTAAACCGTCCAGCCTGGTCTGCCGCTGCCCCATATTGGTTGAGTGATAAAGTAAGTGAATCAACCGCTTCGTTCAGGGTGATGTCTTTGGCTGCCGCCTGCAATCGCATGGCTTCCTCCGTAACAGCCTTGAGCGCCTCCTTGTCTCCCAGCAGTTCCGGTTTGGCCGAACCGACCAGCATGAACGCATCCAGGATTTCGGCTGCCGACTGGCGGACACGCAAGCCCTCTTTGGTCATGGTGGTGGAAAGCGTCTTGGCCTGCCCGGTCAACCAGGCAATGCTGTCATCATCAAGTCCGGTCAAGGCTTTCAGCCCGGCCTGGGACTCCTCTAACTTGTTGCGTTCGTCTCTGATGGCACGCAAGGCAAGGGTAAAACCGGTAAGGAAACCTATTACGGACAAGATAACTCCACCGAAACGGTTGAACCAGTCCACCATACTGCCAATACTGACAGTCGCTTTCTTGGTTTCGGTGGTGATGCCTTTTATCTCCTGGCGATGCTGTTTTAAAATCCCCTGAAGATGCTGTATCTTCGCCATGGTGCGGTTGTATTCCTCAGAGCCGCGTGTCATTTCCTTAATGTCACGCTGTAGGCGTTTCATCTCCAAATCAATGGAATTGATGTCATTCTTAATTTCCTTGCCATCAATGTACAAGTAGACACCTCTTTTGACTGTCTTGTCACTTTTTGCCATAACGTTTTTCGATTGTTATTTTATCAAACTTCTGAAGCACATTCTTGAGTGCCTGGTCACCGTAATACTCTCCGGATAAATCAGCCAGTGATTCGATGTTATCCACAATGGGAGGGTCTAACCAGGGTAGGGGACTTCGCCGGATAACGGCATAGTGTTCATCAACGGTACGCATGCGCCGGATGCGATATTCAGAAACACGTAAAGAACGCAGTTCCTGACGTTTCTTCTTATCGCTCCATGCCGAATGTCCCTTCATTATAATTCCGTTCTTGACGATATATCCACGCCCGGCGCCATATTCCCGGTACGCACCATACCGGGCAAAGCGGAAACCCAGACCGACATAAGCCGGTCCACCTTCACGGTCTTTCAGCCAACGGGATTGCAGTTCCCTACGCAATCTTCCGGTTGCGTGTGTCCGTTGTAGAATATTTACGGAGGTATTCTTGACTTTCCACGTCCAGTTCTCAACTCCTCGATTGAATTTCTCGGAGGTCATTAAACTCTTTTCTTCAGTTATTACCATAAAAAAGCCTTTAGTTCCGGACACAAAACTAAAGGCTGAAAAGAGTGGAAAAAAGGACAAGAATTCAGCAGACAGAGAACTTGAAATCATTGATTCGGTTCAGCCATCCTTTCCGGAATACAAGCTGCGACGGGTCCCTTTTACAGATATCTTCAATAAACCGGATTCTGTCTGTCTTGATAGCTTCGAACAGCTGCCGTTGGTTGGCCAGATTGATACTTGCAACCGTCTGAGGACCTACGATGCCGTCTACATTGATTTGCAGTAGTTGTTGTACCCTTGTGATACCGGGACGTCCGGAGGCCCACACCCAATCCACACAGATATTCGCAATGGACTGGTTGTGTATGAAGTCCGCTTGGTAACGGTCCCAATAATACTTCTTGAAAACATGAAAAACGTCATCCGGAGTAATCATGCGTAAATCATCCGCATCAATGTCTCCGTCACCATCCTTGTCATAACCACATGATTTCCACGTAGACAAGGTTATCCCCATATTGGTTTTGCCACCTTTGTCATTTTTGTGGTCACTCCATCCGCCTTCCCATTTGCGGATGACCTTGAATAAGATTTCTGCTTTTGCCATAACTATGAATTAATAGAACAGTGGCAAAAGTAACGTATGACTTAATTTTTATGTAGGACATGCATTCTCCGCAAATGGTCATCCAATGTTTTAGGGTTACATTTAAGCTTACGACATATGGCTGCCTTTGAATAACCATATTCGAGCATAGTTCTAATGAGAGGTTCCTTTCCTGTAAGCTTGTAATGCGAATTCTTTCCACCAGATGGCCGGCCTAATTTTAGGCCTTCAGCCACACGACGAGCAAGCCCTGCTTTGGTTCGACGAGATATGTCTTCCCGCTCTTTTTGGGCGAATAGAACCTTGAAGAATGTATCCTGAACAGAATCCGAGTCATCCTTTACCAACTTATCATCCCGTATTTCAATAATACTGGCATTGGCCATGAGGCAATGAGATATAATAGCTATAACCATATATGCACAGCGTCCAAGTCTTGATAACTCTGTAACATATATAATATCTCCCTTATTTATTTTATGCAATATCTTACCTAACTTTCGCACATTAGGATGCCTGGCACCGCTCACACTCTCTTCAATCCACCTATCAATAACAAGCCCCTTACGCTTGCAATATTGCATAATCTCATACCGCTGATTTTCAACGGTCTGTTTTTCGCTGCTAACCCTTATGTAACCGTAATTCATAGCTGTTTTTTTGCGAGAAAGTAATAAAATATCTGCGAAAAAATAAAATATGAGATAATAGGTTTTCATAACCCGGAAGATTTGCCCATTAAATGTGTAATAGTTATGGCAGAGAAGCAGGATATTAGAGAAGAGCAAATGACTGTAACCAACAGTGTGGATTATCTGCGAGGCTTGAAAGGAAATAACAGCGTGTTGATTAGCGTATTAAATGCTATATCGAATAAGGCAATTGTTAATAAAGGACATGTTAAGACTGACGTCCTTAATATCGTCGGGAATTATGTTGCATATTCAACATCAGATATTGATGGCAGTGGAATAGATGGTTGTCTTATCTCGATAAATCCGACCGGGCTTGAAGGTGCACAGATTAAAGTTGCATATAATATGAGCATAATTAAAGTTAGAGCTGCCTATAATGTCGATGGAGCAGCGAAATGGTCAGATTGGAAGTCAATAACTATTACTTGAACTAACTATTTATTTCCTCCTTTCGCTTTTCTGCCATACTCTTTGCCCCTTAAATATGCAATAGTTATGGCAGAACAAGATATTAAGGAAAATGAGATGACTGTAGCCAGCAGTGTAGATTATGTTAGAGGGTTAAAAGGTAAGGACAGCGTACTGATAAAGAGGGATGATTTGGTGCGTATCACTCCCAAATTGAATTTTAATGGAGATTTTAAAGACCCTGCCAATTTTCCCAGGGCAGGTCTTTATATTTACGAAATTAATACAAGTACTTCAGGGACTTTCAATGGCCCTGAAGGGAATGGAACCTTTTATGGTACTGTTGAGATAATATCACGTATTGGTGGAGATATAAATGGATTAGATGTAGTGACAATAAAAGCTTATAGTTATAATATGACTGGCTTCATGTTAATAGGTAGGAAAAATACGGGAAAAGATACGTATAACTGGGGAGAATGGAAACAAATATATTGACATAATTAAACCCGTTCCGGCCATCTCGGTCAGAACGGGCATAACCAGAATGAAAATCCACATGGCTTGCAGAACCACTATCAGAAGGGAACTTCTTTTACAGAGTAACCTTCAGGAATGGTTTCGCTGACTTCTTCCGGTGTCTGTAACTTGAAATTGATGAGGGCAGCAGCGGATATTACAAAATTGTTTAATCTGTAAAGTTTTACACATATGTCTAAAAAACTTCGTTTAGTTGTTGATGTTGCATACAACACACGAGCTTTTGAAATGGGAACTATACTTGAGGATGCTACTTTTGTAACGAAAGCTCCATTATCATACCCTTCAGCAAAAGCATAAAACAAGATTGCCCTCGGGGATTCATTTACAAAAAAAGTTCCTATATTGAACAGTCCGGAAGAAGCAGCATTGCCAGGATAACCAATAGCTATTCTATACCATTTACCATTTTGTAAATCAGCAGAAACAACTCCACCTCCCGTATTCGGATGAGGAAGGTCGCCAGGTTTTATCAACACGCTGTCCTTACCCTTTAGCCCTCTCACATAGTCTACACTGCTGACCGAAGTCATCTGGTCTTCTCTAATATCTTGTTCTGCCATATTCTTACATTTAAGGGGCATAATTTCCGGATGGAAATATTACCCGATTTAACATTTTGTTTTAGTCTCGTTTTGTAAATTATAAATCAAATTTTTCCGTAATATCTGAAGAACTCAAAAGGAGTTCTCACATCCAGATAACCGTCTACCTCTTCGTTAGCTTCCGCTTCCATCTCGAATGCTGAATTTCCGTAAGCCTTATCACCTACATTTATCCAACACCGGTTACGGCATAAGTGATACATGTAGGATATTGCGTACTCCAACCCATACTGAAGGTAGAACCACAACGGGCAAAGTAGATATACCCATAAGTTGAATCCGGTAAACAGCATGATTACCGTCAGCAGGATTGCCGAAGCAATCAAGCACTCCTCCCACTGCCTTACATGAATCGCCTCATGGTTAAGTGTACTCTGCCGTATCTCCTCCTTGCTTTTCTTGGTGAAGACGAAACATCCCAATGTGATGGTGTTGTAGCCCTGCCACAGCAGCCATTTCGCTAACTTGCTTTCATAAAAAACTTTCATAACACTGATATTTTAAATTTTCGATTCCGCTTTTCCTGATATTAGAACCCATTTCACCTCATCCTTTACTCCATCAGAGTATGTCGCTACGGCCTTGAATTGAGCAATGGAAAGCGACGGGACAACTATTTTAGAATAGTATTCTCCGTCTATGATAAAGCTGCCTCCACCTGCGACTTTTATGGATGCAGGTCCAGTGAGACGGGTATAGATACCTCCATTATACAGCATGCACTCTCCACCTTCATATTCTGCCGCATTCGGCAGGTATATTGTTTCCTCTTGCGTTGGAAGTGAGAATATCCGGGATATTTCAAAGTTCAACCCGGTATTGAAATCCAGGTAGTATTCATTCGAATCGGATTTCGACTCCAGAAGTTTCAGCTTTCGGAAGATTGAGGCGTCCTGGAACACATTACCCTTGGCATCCCATCGGATATTGCCTCCGGCCAGGAACCCAATGCCACCATTCTCTCCGTCAATCTGGCACATGGCTTTACCGGTTTTATCCCTTGCCAGCACATTCTGCACCACCAAATCATCCACAAGGATTTCATCAGCACGTATCTTTCTCGCTAAAGCCATATCCATAGCCACAAACATATACTGCTGTGCCGCCTCCCAATTAGCATCACCGTCTATCGAGGTAGGTGCGACAGTGACCGACGTACCGTAAGCCCGTACCCTGAACGGAATGGTTCGATTGTTGAATGTGGCCAGTACGATGTCATGGTAATCTTCATTCCAAACATATGTGTTGCCTTTGGCGAAAAAACCTCTCGGACGCGGCTCGCTGGCGTCTCGTCCGCTTGCTCCGTCATAGCTGACACCCACTGATATCTCCGCAATGAAACTGTCATTCCATGCCGAAGCGTCCGCCTGGCTCTGATAACAGCGAACCGAGAAAGTGGAATACCCAGCCGAAGCGTTGACCGTAATCTCGGAAGCCCTCGAAGGCCCTGCGATGGCGCTCCATATCCCGTTGCTGTAGCCTCTCGCTGCCAGATATCCGTCCGGATAAGTCAATGTGGCGCTACCAAGCGTCCGCTTGGCATAGACGCGGAAAGCTGAAGGAACAAGCGAACCGGCATTGCTCACCCGGATATTGCTGCATGTACTGATGAGATAGACCATGCCGCCGTCTGATGTCAGTTGTTCCCATTCGTCGGTGTTCACTTCTTCGGTAATAATATAACCGTAGGACTTGCCGCCGTTCTGGGTCTGAGTGATTCGCCTCCCGTCATGAGTTGTCTGAGTCCATAGAGGTGGATTCGAAGTGTCAGCCTTTGAGAGCCAGGAGCGACTCCCCATCGTACAGATGGTGAGCTTTTTATATGGAGTATTAGCCGTGCGCCACTCACCGCCAGCCTTGACGGATTCGCCGTCACCGCCCGGTTTTCCAGGATTACCGTCGGTGCCGTCCACAACCATAGGAATAGTTTCCCGGTCTACGACCTGTCCACCCACGTAGAACACGAACTGCAGCTGCGCCGTGAAGTTCTTCGGGGAAATGGCCGTTCCGTTCTGTATCTCGACCTCTGCGCCTCCGTCCTTGCTGTATTTCAGTACGCCATCCGTCGTGATGGAAGTGCTACCGCCTACAGACTTGGTGCGTGTACATGACACGCTTGCCACACTGTAGGTACCATCCTTCCGCTTGCTTACCGATGAGATAGAAGGCACCAGCCTATAGAGTACCGCATCACTGCCCGGATTACCGGCACGCACCCCGGTAATGGTGAACACCAACTCACGGCTTATGTCAGTTCCTTGGATAGTAGCCGTAACAGTTATCCTGACTTCTGAGCGTGCAGGCATTGAGATACCGGAAGCCACGGTAAACGCTATCACACCCGTATTGACATTGTAGCTCTCCGTCACACCGGCAGGGGTCACGCATGAGATGGATTTCAACTGTAGCTTCTTCGTACCATACCACATGCCGACGGTTGTATTGAGTACGGACTGCGAAACAGTCTTTCCTTCGTATGTCAAGGCAATGCTTTCCATCTCGTTGTCGAAATCGGCTACAATGGCCGACTCACCGTCAAAGCCCCACTTGGCCCAGATGGCTGCCGGTGAAAACGCACTCCATACACCGTCCTTCTTCGTGCGGCAACAAGCCCACTCGTATGGCAGGCTCTCGCTGACACCAATTGGGTCATCATGCCAGCCGGACGGCACGTAGTCATCCACCTGCAAGGTGGCTGGCGTAGGAGGCGTCACATTCTCTGTCGTATGTTTGAATATCCACTCATAATCCCTACCGTCACGCCCATCCTGGCCGTTCTCCACCAGCAGCTCATATTCAGCGGTATTCAGGTCTCCGGTAATGGTATATCCGTAGCTCTTTCCACCGTTCTGCGTCTGCAGGATGCGGCGCCCCTCATTGGTCGTCTGAGTCCACATCGGAGGATTGTCTGTACCACCGGGAGCGACACAGAGAAAGACACGTCCGGCCATCCTGGTAATGCCCATGTAAGGTATATGCTTGCCGGTCTGCCAGTCACCGCAATTGGTAATGCTTGTACCGTCTGCACCCTTGCTGCCAGTCACACAGATGGCGTTCGTTGTGGTGCTTGTACCATCAGTAAAGACTATCCTTGTCCGGGTCCAGATATACCATCCGTTTTTCCACGCCGGAGAGTCTGTCTGCCACTCGCCTCCGGTTGTGGTGGCCGATGAAGAGGAAAGGTAGTATTCTTCGGTAATGGACTTGATGCCCTTGCCGTCGGCCCCCTGCCCACCACTGATACAAGCCGCTTGGGTGTACTTGACTTCGCCATCAGAATAGACAATCTTCGTCCGCGACCAGATATACTTGCCGGCTTCCCATTCAGGGGAGGTAGTCTGCCAACCGTCCACCGGGGCAATGACATTAGACACCGATATCGCGTATTCCACATCGGTAGACTTGATACCCTTGCCGCTTTCTCCCTTGGCCGCATATTTCAGCCAGTCGGCATTGCCGTCTGCCGGTTCTGTAGACGTGCCTTTCTCATTGACACATATCCATGAGCTGCCGTTATGCGTCACCTCATCATAATAGGCATACTTCTCACCCTTTTTCCACGTACCTTTAAATAGCGGTACCCGGAAAGCCTCGCCGGTGATGTCATCCACCTGGAATATCTTGCCGGACATGATGACGTGGCGAAAAACAGCCGAGTAGTTGTCAGCCGGAATACCATGTACAGTACGACCTTTCTTCTTGCCAATCCACGACATCTCTTGTGCCGGCTCGACATCCCAGGTATTGGCGTGGTCGAAGAAAGTGATGCAGTTGTTGCCGTTAACCGTATCAATCAGGATGTACGTCTGCCGTTCCGGGTCTGTAAAGTTACCCGTCTGGGCAAGTACCATCGCATCCCCCGGCTTCCAGTCGGTACCCGGTTTCGGCGTCATGACGAATGTCTTGGCAGTGTAATCGGCAGAAGTCACCCGGAACTTCATCTCCTCGAACCCCTGCAACTTGCCTTCGGCGTTCTTGGTGACGAAGTAGGTGGTCAGAATGTCATCGACAAACTGGCTCAGCCCGTCGGCATCGGTCAGGTCAGGGGTTATGGTATAGCTACCGTCACCGTTATCGCTCCATTCCTTGACCGTACACCCACCTCCGGGAGAGGCACACATCCTGCCTTTGAAATAGGTCACACGGTTATAGGCTACTTCCGGAAAAAACACACGCTTGCGGAAAATGCCCTCTTCCATTTCAAGGATGCCATTCTTATCGATACACCCTCCGGAAATACCGCTGATGAACTCGCCGAACTTGACCCAATCTCCGAAGGTTATGGGGAAAGGAGTGCCGTCAGCTCGGTCTTTGTGAAGGAACACCTTTGATAATTCTTCGATGCTCATTCCTTGTTGAATGAGTTCAAGAATGCCAATAAATGTCCGTCCAACCCTCTCTGCGGTATTCTCTCCCTCAGAAGAGGCGTTCCTTATCTGTAGAGCAAGTTTCCTTAATATGTCAAGTGTATCAGGCATTATTCACCAAGTACTCTAAAAGTTACACGATTAGCATTAATCCCTCCATTTCCCCTATACAGCGGAAAGTCTTTTTTGTTATCATTCAAATACCGAACACATTCTTTCATATACCTATCAGCAACAGAGAAAGCATCATTATAAGCCATAAGTTTCTCCTTAAAATCAGAACGCGACGAATACTCGTTATCTTTATTGACAAATCCAAAACGGGTGACATTTCCATCTCCATTTTTCACGATACGAGCATAGGTATAATATGCTAATGTCGTTTTCAGCCCTACAAAGGAACGTTTGCCTCCACATTCTATGGTATAAGAACTACCATTAAGCAACTCACTATAATTTTCCGGATGTTCTTTCACATCTAAGAATAAAGCATCACCCAAAGCTGACTTCAAATCAATGTTCTCCGACTCCCGAATATATGCCTCTATCTTTTCCGTATCGATGTGTATTGACATCGTACGAGCCAACTTATAGACCTCATCTGTTGTTATTAGACATCGCAGCATTTCTTATATATTTAAGAGGTTGTACACTAAAGTCATTGGAAGGATTGAGAGGTTCATACCAATGCGCAAAAATTTTCTGAAAAGCCCGTTCAATCATGCGTTGTTGCTTTGACACAATAGAGTTATAGTATTCAAAAGCATCTTCCAATATATCCCCAGAAAAACCAACCTTACCAATCCGGATACAATACCAAGGCTCCTGCCCGAAAGCCGAATAAATACGTTCAACCACACTGGCATCAGTAACGGTAAACTCCTTATCATAATTTTTAGGACTAATATCCACAAACTCCGGTTTTTCTTCATCAGATTCCAAGGTTACCTCTAAGACCTTTGTCGCATTGGTGTCTCCTTGTAATTGCACGATAGTATCAGAAAAACCAGTATCTTCATTAGTCCTATCCTCTTTTATAGGATTTCCGTTTTCATCAAAACGTACCGAAGAAGCACCTTTCTTTGTAATTATCATCCCGGAAGGCATGAAGTTACAACGCACATTACGATACTTCACATTGGCTAATCCCTCATCCGTACTCATTTCCGTAATCACACGGTCAGCTCTTCCGATAGGATACACGAATTTCCCTGTGTTGCTAATCCATAGTATCTGCCCCTTATAGTTTTCAATCCCTCCGGCAGCCCGAATTTGCGCATAGACCACCTCCTTACGTGGATTAAATACATCTATAAACTCCACATTTTCTGGTATTACCTTTATGGCTTTTCCCTGACGGGTTTTCTTTCCTGTCCAATCCGGATGAACTGCGATTTTTGCGATATATCCGGATTCATCCTCCTCCAACAAACGGCAATTTTCAAAGGGGATGTGCTGTACTTCCACTATATCTGCGAACATATTATAATTAACATGTATCGCCATCCCATCGTAATCAGCAACATCCTTGCAGACGAAAGCATGGATGTCATCTGCCGTATCTCCACGGCGGTTAACCACATATTCAGAAAAAGCAACCTCACGAAACCCATTTCCCTCTATGAAATTGGCATAACGTTCTGCACATTCGCTACCCGTTGAACTCGCAGCGATGATATTTCTTAGATGTTGGGGATATAAATTATCATCACCGTAGCTTTGGATGCCAAGATTACGTAAATAGCCCGTGTCAACACGCCTATTACTCTTCTTCTTTAATTCATTTACATTCATCGTTCCGTGAGGTTATTCTTTATTTCACCGTTTCTACGGCTTCTATAGTCTGCTTAGAGTCAACTACAGATTGAGCCTCTTTAATATGAGCATCCAATACTTTAGCTGTAACTTTCTTCCCGTTCAGTTTATAAGTCTTGAACGCATCTCTCACAATCTCAGAAGTAGCACCTTCCACTTCAAAGGCTTTCACCAATTCTGAAACCAAAGTTTCATCCAATGGTAAAGCAGGACTCATCCGTCTTTCAACCCTTTTCTCCCAATCGGAAGGCGTTGAAGCAAAAAAGACTATCCCTTTAGGATTTTCCGCAAGATACCTTTCTGCCGCTTCGTCAGTAAGATTGTTGTTGGTGTACATTTCACTACTTCCAAAGCCTACTTGGAGCAATACACCATTTTTCAATGCATAACTTGATTTTTCTTTCATTTTTCCATATCTTTTTAAGTACGAATACATTTCAATCACAGCGTCACGATAGCAATCACCACATGAGGTCTTGGTAAATGTCCTACCAAGAACTTCATGAAACATCAGTTCAATGTCTGATTTATCAGAAGAAGAAAGGGAGACCTTATCCCCCAATCTCTTCAACTTATCAACCATCTCCAAGACAAGCATATTCCCTCCTATGCTGCCGGTTCAGCCGTCAAAGTGTTGACAGCAGTCTTAGTTGCTTCATAACTCGTCTTGAACAAGAATAATGCAGATTTAGGCGTTTTCTGCTCTTCCAAGGTAACAGCCCATCCACCTTCAGTATCCTCGCTATACTTATCGTTGTCGATAGCTGTAGCTGTAAGCCCTTGGTAGTAACCATACACCTGAAAAGCGGCATCACCAGGGTTTCCTTCTTTCTGTAAACCCTTATATTTATTCTCCAACACCACAACATAGGTACCGTTAGCCAATCCGTCAATAACATCAGCGCATACATCCGGGTCGTTTGCCAATATCACAATCGCGACAGTATTGGTAAACGAACTACGATATGTGCCAGCCACTAATGAGGTCTTTGTACCCGTAAATGGATTTTTACCAGGAACAACAACCTTATAAGCCTTCTTCCCGGTTTTCATAGCCAGCGTTTCAATCACATTCTTTTTTGTAGAATTGAATACTGTGGCTGCAAAGTCCACATCCGCACGATTCATTATTACCCCTTCCTGCTCCAATCCTTGTACTACTGGATCATCACACGACGGAACAATATCTTTCTTTAAAATATCATCACATACTCCCATAGAATACCTCCTTTTGTCAATATGCTACTTGCACCAAGTTGTCCTCACCAATCATAGAACCGAGTTTACCAGTAGAATAGATATAATTCTTACGGGGTTTTCTTTCAAACCAGATATCAAGGTCAGATATCGGGTTATCGCCTTCACAACCGTACATTAAATTGTCCGGAGAACATAGAACCGCACGGTGAGGAAGGTTCAGTTTCGTTTTATCGTTCTGATACGCTTGAATAAATCTATCCCAAATAGAACATTTTACGACCGTAACGCCGTCATACTCTCCTACTTCAAGGCCGTCAAAAATGACCGTCCAAGGCATAATAACCTTATATTTCTCCCTCACATCACGTGACAAAGAATCACATAATGATTTTGTAGCAAAAATTGCATGTCCGGACTTCTGGAAAATACGGCTATCCGCATCTTCAAGCATCGTGTCAAACACAGATGTAGCAGCCCCCAATTCTTTCATCTTGGACTTCTGCAAAGCATAAGATGCTTCAGAGTTGGCTGATATAACGGTATGCTGACCGGAATTCTCTGCACATATGGCAAACAGGCGTTTAAAGAAACCGTCACATGTCTTGAACAATTCTACATTCAATCCATCCGTAATTTGACCGGAACCGTCAATATTAGCGGCATCCTTGTCTCCAAACCAAGTGAAGCGCCATAACATTTTCATCATTGCTTCCGTCAGTTTTGGAAGGACAATCCCATCCATATATTCAGTAGAAGTAAGGTCCGCAATATTGGTACCGGTCTTCAAGCAGTACTTTGCAATAGTATTCTCCAAATCCTCATAGCACATTTCCAACGGAACTTGCCAGTCGCCAATTTCCCATACTTTCTGGGCGGCAGCGATAGCCACTTTTTGATATTCAGGGTCACATCCGGCACCTGCGATACCTACATCCTCCATCTCACCGATGAAGCCAACTTTCTTGCCATTGGTCACTTTAGGCATGAACGTCATAAAACGCTCCATATCCTCATTTTGAAAGACTGTCAGTTCAATCAAGTCTTTCAAATCCTTCACCGCCTGATTGTCTGGCGTCAATTTTGAAAAATCTAAAATAGGCATACTCAATTCTCCTTTCTTTACTTTTTAGTTCTCTTCTCCCTTTCCTCTCTCAACTTTCTTTGAATAGGTGTCTCCTCTGCACTTGCTTGTGTCTCAACAGTATTCTTGAAGGATTGGGTACGCAAAGAGACTCTATAGGTTGAACAATGTTTTGCTAGCCAATTCTCACCTCCTGCCATCTTTACAGCATTCAGTATCTTATTGTCCTCAACTGTACGGGCATTGGTTTTCAATGCCGCATTTTCCTCTTCAAGTTCTTCAATGCGCGCCTTTAAAGCTTCAATCTCCTCGTCACCGTTTGCTTCTTCCGGGTCTTTGATTTCTGTAATCACTCCGTCTGTTACAATGATAGTCTTACCATCGGGCATAACATGCTCGCCATCGGGGGATGCCGCATCTCCCACCTGCGGTTCTCCTTCTTCACGTTCCACCGTCAGTGTATTACCTTCGGCATCTGTCAGTTCCATAGATACTACCGGAATGTCTTCTATCTTCTGGTAGCCACATTTCGCAAGCAGTCTGTCAATGATAGATTGCTTTACCGTTACTTGTTTCTCTTTGTTCATTTTCTCACTATTAAGTTTATAATCAGTTCCTTTTGCTGTAGTCGGTATAAGAACATCAGATATAAATCCAAGTTGTTTTGCAACCTCACCGCCAAACCATGCCTCCTTGTTCATCTGGACCTCCAAAATGGTCGATTCAACTCCTGTCCGTTCAACATATACAGCCATCATCTTATCCTTTTCCGCTTCCAGACTTGATTTGATGGATTCTATAGTTTCAAGGTCCAATAAATCATCATATCTTGCCAAATATGGTTTGTGGATGAGAAACTTTGCATGAGGATAAGCTTTTCTGCGTTCAAGTGGAGCAGAAAGCAAAATGATGGTAGCCATAGAAGCACATCGTCCAACAACGGTACAAGATATTTCCTTGCCCGACGCACGTAATGCATCATAAATAGCATACCCCTCAACCGTATCACCGCCGCACGAATGGATTTCAATGTCAATTTTAGGGTCAGCCGGGTCAAGCCATGAAAGGAAGTATTGGATATCCGGAAACGAAAGCCCCTCGTCACCGGTCAAATACCAATTTTCCATTTTATCCTTATCAGCTACAATGTCCTTGTTAATGTATAATTTAGCCATATCACATAATTGTTTGTAACAAAGGTAGAAAACATGATACGGCTTGAAGAAAATAAGAAGTCTATTCCACTGACACGCTTTGTCAGCAACTTTTTCAAAACAAAAAAAGAGCGGAATAATTCCGCCCCCCCTAAACATCCACCTTACTTGAGAACTTATCTATTATCCGATAAATTGTCCTTTCCGCAATATTATACTCATCGGATAAATATTGCATGATATAAGTCTTTTTATGTCCCTCCTTTGACAGACGGACATATTCTTGATACACGGGAATATATTTCACATCCCCGACATCAAGCGAAGCATCCCCCATCATTTGAAGAAGACTCTTATTCAATATCAATAGTTCATATGCTTTCATATACTACCAAGATTTTCAACGTACTTAACCCTATTAGCAACAGAGGTAAACTCTTCCACAGAAACCACCGGAGCAGGCGCCATCATCATACCTTTTGCAACAGCTTTGGCCAGCATGTCCTCTCCTAACGCCTGATTGGAAGAAGCTGTTACATTAATGGGAATACCTCCTCCTATCTGATTGAAAGCCGACAATAACGGAGCAAACATCGAGGTTGCAGCAGCCGTCATTACACTTTCACCGTTGGACAACATAGCAGGTATGGAATCGCTTGTACCGGAACCTGGCCCTTCAACTTTACCTCCTTGTGCAAATTTAGCACTTTTCACCGATTTCATAGCCTTTCCCATAACAGTAGTTACAGATGCCACTACAGTACCTATCGCAGCAAGCATGTCAATCCATGTTGCAGATGAGCGGGTAGCTGTTTCTACGGCTTTGGCAATGGCTACCCCTTGTGCGATAGAAACCTCCGCAATAGCCAGTATTTTCGCCAACTGGACCATATTCTCGTTATCTCCTGCCGCTTGTTCCAACAAATCAGAAAGATTCCCTGCCAAGACAGAAAGGGATTCACCTTTATTTTGCTGCATCTCCACTTCCTTGTCAATGACCGCCTGCTTTGCATCCAAGTATTCTTGGTCTGCAGCAAGCTGTCTGGCCCGGAATTCGGCATCACTCTCCTCTTCCATCCGTCTCAAGCTGTCTTTCAGTTCAAGCTTCTGCTGTTCCTGCATACGAAGAAGCTCAAGTTCACTATATCCATTCAATTTAGCTTCTGCCAATTCATTATCCAATCGAAGTTTGAGTGCATCAGCTTGTTTCTTTGCTGTATCATTCTCATGTTGAACGGACAAATCATCAATCTCTTTATTGTACTTCTCCGTGACAGCAAGCTTCATCTGTTCAGTAAGCTCTTTCTGACGAAGTTCTACGTCACGTTGGACAACAAGTTGCTGTATTTTGAGTTGGTATTCTTGCTCACTTCCAGCTTTTACGGATTCAAGTTGCAGAGAGATTAGTTTCTGCCGGTTCTCCACCTCCTTCATCAGTTGTTCTTCCGATAATTGCTGTAATGCATCATTTTTTTGCTGTTCAAGTGCAATAATCTGATTATTTATAGCTCCACGTGCTTTCGTTGTAAGGTCTTGTTCCTCAATCAAGCGAACACGCAAATCTTCTATTTGACGAGAAAACTGACGTTCTATCTCAATGGATTGTTTCTCTCTACTGTCCTTAACCAGCTTAAGCATTTCATCCTCAGCCTTACGAATTTCTGAAAGTTCTTTTTCTTTTACAACTTTAGCCTTATCTACTGATTCTTTCCGCATCGCATTTATTTTATTCTGGGTTTCCTTATTACGGGTATAGCTCTCCATTTCCTTTTGAGCTACGTCCGAAAAAACTTGAGAGAATTCCTTTAAATCTTTCACTGTACTTTCTGATATACCCAATCGGCTAATAACCTCATCAGCCGTTATTGCACCTTGTGCCATATCATCAAGCAATTTATTAGCTTCACCAGTAAGTTCTATTTGCCCAAGAAGATTTGCCAATTTCTTTCGGCCAATATCAATGCTTTCCTGCTGAAGTTTATTTTCCATATCGTATGCTTTTGTAGCCGCATCAGTACGCTCTTTCAGGCTTTTTGTAGTATCATCCGCAATGAGCTTCAATCTTTCAATCTCAGAGCGACTTGCCGCACGCTTCATATTAAGCATTGTTTCCGATTTCTCTAACTGTTGCAATGCATCATTCAGTGCCCACGCTTGTTTCGCATCATTTGAAATTTCTTTTCCAATACCGGAAAAACTATCCTTCATATCCTTTGCTGCGCCAGAAAAATCACCAGAGAAGAATTTAGCAATAGCTCCACCAAACTTTGCAATCCGGTCTATAATCACATCAATAATTGCCCCAAAAGAGGACATTACATTAGAAAGAAATTCAGTACCTTTTTGCGTTTTAGCCAACCATGCGACCAATGAGCCCAACAAAACAACAATAGTCCCAATACCAGTGGAAATTAGTGCAAGTTTCAACACTTTTAAAGCTGCAGATAACAAATTACTTGTTATAGCCGCTGCTTTTTGAGCACCAGAGAACATATTCGCAGTGACCGTTCCTGCTTTGTACTGGACTGTTATTTTAACCAATTCATCCTTCAAACCACCAACAAATTCCTTTGTACCTCGCAAGACGCTAACGCCACTGCGCAATATGGAAACAAAAGGTACTTGGGCTTCTGTAGCCTGAAGTATCGCATCTTTATAATTACCCACATTCCGATAAAAGCGCTGCGTTTCTTCTTCCGCACCTTTCAGTTCATCGGTAATGGCATTTATCTTATCTTGCAGCTCTTTGCCTTCGCCCCCCTCACGCTCTACACGACTTAATCTGTCATAAGCAGCGGTAAGATTGGAAAGCTCAGCCCGCAACCTAACAAGGCTTCCTTCCATCTCTGTCTGCTCTTTACGTTCATTTTGAATTTGTTTATTCAGTACACGGATGGCATCTGTATATTGTTGGGTAGCAACCCTATTTTCGGTTAATTTAATATTATATTCCTCCCTACTCATACGGCCTTTCTTCAAATCCTCCTTAAGAGTTTGTTCTACTTTTCGAAGTATATCCAACTGCGTACGATACTCTGCTATTTTACGGATAGCATCATCATACTTTACCCGAATTTCCAATATTTTTTCACTTGTATTGTCTTTCATAATTATACCTCCAATTGTAACAATTTACATTCACATATTCCCGTATCTTCTGCCTTAATGGAAATAATGGCATAATATCTACCATATTGGGCCAAGTAAATTGGAACAGTCATATCCAAGTCTCTCAACTCAATATCATTTATTTCTATCTTTTCTGTGATTACTTTAGGCATATAAATGACCTCACTATAACTTTTGTAATAAGAGTTAATCACAGAAGAAAAATCAAGTTCCTCAAATGTTCCTTTCAGAACATCTGTATCATCTGTACAAAGTAAAATTCTTGGCTCCACTTTCTCTAGAGAAGATTTACCATCACTGTCATACTTATATAACTTTATAGACGCAACGCCACCTGCCATATCAGTACCAGCAAATGGAAGCGTAAGAATATCACGCTCTGAATCCAAAGTGTAATCTAATACTTGTAATGCTCCATCATAAGAGCCATTAACCGTAGAGTCTTCTTTGTAACGCAGATAATTCAGCTGTGCGAAATCATTCAGCCTATATTCCAACATATTAGGTTTATTCTCCTTATAAGTAGCAACAACCTTTTTTGTCCAATCATATGCTCTTGTTTCATTTTCTTTAATAGTATCTACAGAAACAAACTCAATGGAATTTGAATCATTCTTACCAGGAACAGCAAAAACACCGAGAATTGCAGCAACAGCTTTAATAAAATCTATCTGTTTTATTTCGGGCAAATTTGCAATAATCGGGAAGTGCCCATATCCTGCATTTATCTCATCATCTATCGAAGGCATCACTTGATCACATATAGCTGTAATGCTAAATGAATTATCCATAGATATACCACCATCATCAATCCACCCTGCGTCAAGTAATCCAAACAAAATCTCCTTACTTTCCTCTAGCGTATCTGTCTCTATATCTGTAAAATCAAAATAGATAGTATAACTATTTGTGTTATGCCTCTCAATCTTGCTATAATCTATAGTTGCAATATCGACTCTTGTATCATCATCCATAATGTAATAAGCAACCAGACATGCTCCATTAGGGTATATAGAAGTGGATACATCAAACGACACATTACCATTCATCAAAATCTTCATATTCGGAGCATTAAGTTTAAAGCCTTGAATATAAATTTTTCCAGAACTACTTTTAAACTTGGTTATAGTCCCATAATAGCTTGAAAATGACTTATCTGCAAAATACAATTTTTCCGGTTCTCCCTTATCAAGACGTCCATGTACATAGTAACTAAACTCTGCATGTAATGCATTTTTTGCAGCATAACTTCTGCTATCATTACGAGTTAATAAGGGTACAAACAATCTACTTAACATAAAAGCGCGATTAGCAGGAAACGTAAAAGTGACACCATTATCTTTCATAATTTGTAACAAAATCCAGGTAACCTTACACCCCGGATGATACCACCCTGTTGTATCTTCCCGCCGTATACCATAGTCTACTTTAGGAATAAAAAAATTACCGGAAGCATCCCCTTCAAAAGAACCTACTTTCCAAAATACATGATAATCTGGAAAATCATCATCAGCAATGACCTCATAATTGTGTCTATCCTTCAAATCACGTAGCGTTTTATTTCCACTTATAATATTTGCAAATCTAGAGACATTACCCCATGAAAGAGCAAATTCAAAAACATCCGATGTAGACAATAAGACCGCAGTTGCGTTATTGAGTATCTCTATCCCGTTACGAAAATAACGAGCATTCAGTTTAATTCTAGGATAAACGATGTCGCATGAAGGTAAATCAGCATGCATGATTGCACACTGATTACGTATAGTATTCGGAAGTTTGATAGTATAAGAATTATTACTTATAATCTTACTCAAATCCGTAAATATATTACTTTTGAAATTGAGCGTTACTTTGGTATCATCATCCAAATCCATCAGTTTATCACCAATGAATAGCATATCGTTTCTCATAAGCTTTGTACTCTTGTTTCTGGTAATATGATTGTTGCTACGAAATCCTGTAATACAGCTCTTGTCTTATTGAAATTACCAACAGATACATTCACCGCCTTCCAGCTATCAACTCCATTCACATTTTTACCTGCATACATATCAACAACGGGTGACAACGCGAGTTGAAACAAGAAGTCAAACGTTTCAGAGTCCACTAAAGGAGCACACACCAACAATGTATTCTCTTCTGTTTTTCTCTGCTTACGTCCTGAACCTCCATGATAGCCATTAACATAGTTATAGTCTTGCATATTATTACGAATGAATTCACCATCATTGGCAATTTGTTTGCTCTCATCACCACGTTTAAACAACCAATAGCAATAAAAGCCATGACGATTTATCCAACGTAAATAAATTCCATCCGTGCATTCATCAACTAAAAGCCTCACATTTGCGGCCACATTCGTCAATGCGTGAAAAGTAAAGTCAAAGGTATTATCGAATACACTTGCTCTCGTACTAGTTCCAGGGAGATTCAAAACAACATCCCTATTCGCATCAATACCCTGCAAAGTAAGATTATACACTTTGCGGTCAGACAATATGATGGACGGCAAAACTTGACCGTCAGCAGTCACACTAACAGTACCGGCCCCCGCAGTGTACATACCGACCGTAAATGGTAAGTTCCTAAACCATGTTAGAATACGGTCACCATTATATCTTTCGCCGACTTTCATTGCGCCCCAAATAATAAAAGTATTAAACTGGAAACTTTCTCCGATAGTGCTATCAGACGTATACATATCCACTTCAACAGAGAACAGACGCCCAAGCTGACTATCTTGTGGAATAGAGGATTGATAGTCAATCTTGCCAAACTCCGTTGCATCGTAAGCGACTGCTCAACTACATCTTGTGTATTCGATTTTTTATTGAGGTGCACTCCATTGTAAGTGCGTCTCGATTTTTTCATATGCCAACTTATCTCAGGGTTGTTATTGAGTGTCAATCTCGCTTTTTCCCGTTTTTTCCTGCATTTTCCCGGAACTGTCCCGATTATTTTCTCCATACATCCGGTAGCAGTTCCTTCAGGTCTCTGTCTGATTTGG